TTCCTGTTCCACGCTCAATTGCTTGGCGTGAGAGGTCTTGCTGTCCAGCGATAGTGCGAACATTTACAGTTAGCAAAGTATCATCAGCATCAGTTTCAGAAACATCAGTTGCCTGAGTTTGTTGAATTGCTGTTGAAGTTCCAGTGGTCATGCGGCTAATGTTCAGCGTCATTCCACTTGGTGCCAAAGGCATTTTATTAGTTGCGAAGTCTGCTGTTGGGCGACCTGCGCGAGCCAATGGTGCAGCAAGATCAGTTAGATACTGAGGAACTACTAAACCTTCAAAGTTTGCAGTTGTTCCATCGCGGCGTTCAACTTCCTCCTCGCGCATGTGGCGAGCAAGACGATCTGAAGCACTGAAATCTTGCTTGAATTGTGCATTGAAAGCATCTTTAATAAATGATGCTCCTGAATTTGGTGTATAGGTACGCTCCTCGCGGGTTACCTTTGCACCGCCAGCCTTTGGCATTGCTACATCTGCAACTGCTGCACGAACTTCTGCAACCTTTGCATCTGCATCTGCCTGGGTCTTTAGGTTTTCAATCTTTGAATCTAGCGAGCGTGATTCTGCAACTAGAGCATCTACCTTAGTTGTTTCATCAGCAGTTAGATCGGTGCGATTCTCTGCGGCTACTGCCTCAAGAACTGCATCCATCTCTGCCTTCACTGCATCGCGGCGTTCAATTACTTTGTCTAAATAAGACATTAATTTAACTCCTTGGTTGGTTGAATTTTGAGGTGGTGGCGATACCTAACGCGGCGCATAAAGGGTGCGCAGTTCGCTCCGACTTCATCTGCTGTATTTTTACAACAGAAATTTATTTTGTGTTGTTGATTATTGCTTGGGCTAGGCGCAAAGATATTTTGCGAGATGAATCCATTTCTGGTGCATCCTCTGGCATATCCTCTGGCATATCCTCAACAGGCAATATTTCATCTGCTGGTAGATTATTAATTAACATTTGCTCAATCGCTGATTTAACTTCCTCAATATAATCATAACCTTCAGAAATTTGTTGCAAGGCAGCCTGTAATGCAACTAATGAATCGCCAGTTACCTCTCGGCCTTCTTTAATCGCAGATAGAGTTTCTTTCAATTGTTCTCTAGCCTCAACCTTTGTAGTTGGATAGGCTGGATAGGTAACAACTGATACATCTCCATCTGATAATGAAACCTCAGTTAAAACTCTACGGCTGCGATCCTCGCTCCACTTTTGGCGGATAACTCGGAATGCAAAACTCATTTGATCTACATCGCCACGCTCAACTAGTTTGTAAATATCTCTAGCCTCAGTGGTATCTGCTAACTCTGCTTCAAAATATAATCCACGATCATCCTCATTTAATTTCAATGTGCCATTCTTTGATCGTGCTAATGGCAAACCTTCGTGATTGATAAGTAGGCGCACATCTGGAGTTTCGGTTAATGTTTTGCGAAATGCTCCTGGTGCAATTGATTCTTTAAATGGTAGTGGCACACTTGATTCATTAAATACAGCAGCGTAACCAGCAAGGCGCATAGTGCCATCCTCGGCTGATCTTGCTTGAACATCTTTTACTGTATAAGTGCGGCGTTCAATCTTTTTCATTTCTCTCCTTGATTCTGCTTCTGCATTCAGAGCATCAATTTTGCGTTGCGCCCATTTCTGCGCTCTATCTGAAAAATTGCTATCCCCACCCCAAAGAAGCCAAGCAACTAAGCCTGCTCCTGGATAACCTGGATCGGATGGATTACTGTTTGAAGGTGCTTTGCCATCAACTTGATGGCGAGCAAACCAGGGAGCCATCTTTCTTACTTTTGGTTCTGTTACTTTTCCAGCAGCCATATCTCTTGCTGCTGCGATGGTGGCTGGAACTAATCCATCGCCCCCAAAACCTTCACTGTAATACTTAAGGCCACGCTTTGCGTTTTCTTGAATAAATGAAGGAACACTTAAATCAACTGCTCTGGTGTTTACTTCTCCGCCTGGCTCTATTCCTTCAGCAATTGAAACTGCAACCATCTGATCTATTGCATCTTGCTTTGAAGTGTGGCAGCCAATAGTTGTATAGGAACCATCAGATTCCTCTTTTACAGTTGCCCAATCTTGGCAATCACTTTGCGTATCAGATATTAAATATGGCATAAATTCCTAAACTAGAAGTAAAACTTCGGCATCATCATCAAGTATTGAGAAATCAATTCGAGATGTTGATTTGCTGGAGAGCGTGCCAAGTTTTGTTTTAGCAGTTGCGGTCTTTATTGAAACTGTTATTTTTACAGGCTCAATAATTTCAGGGAAATTTGGTTGAATGTAATTAGGCTGACCTGATGAACCTGGGATCACTTCATCACTTGGTATAGTTGCAGTAGCAACTAGCCCACCTAAATTGGCAGAGGCTGAAACTACATTTGTTATTTCCGCAGTAGCGCTGGCTGTGGATGAACCTAGATTTGCCGTTGCTGTTGCGAAGGTAATCGGCCCTAGAACATCAACATCTAACTCAGATGAATCTAAGACAAACTGAGCCATTTACTAACTCGCTAAAGTTAGTGAAACTGTTAATGAACCACTTGGGATCGTGAAAGTATCTCCAGCAGTGTAGGCATTTCCTGCAACAGTTCCTGAGAATAAGAAATTGCCTGCTGTTAAATTATCCCAAATAGTGAAAAATGTAGCATCCTCTGAACCTGCAATATTAGTCCAAGATACATCTGCATCTGAAGTTAGCCCACCAGTAGAGGCTGCGCTAAAGGAAACTAATTTGCGAGTTGTTTCGGTAGCAGGATTTGTGGTTCCTGCTGAACCTGGATCGCCAATATGTAGTTTTACATAAACATTGGTTGCTGAATAAGCAGTTGCATTTCCTACTGCATCAAGGAATTTGTTTGCTAAGTAATTGCTTAATCCAGTTGCCATTACTCATTCCCCTCTATAAACTCCTCGATAATTTCATCGATGCGGCCTTCTTTATCACGCTTAACTTTCTTGCGAACTCGCTTTTGTTCAATGTTGTTTGTTACCTGAACATTAGGCGCTTCAACATTTACATTAGGCGCTGCAACATTTACCTCTGGTGATTCAAGCATTACCATCGCTGGTTCAACAGTTACATTAGGTGCAGCCACATTTACAGTTGGCTCTGGCACATTAACTACTGTTTGTTGATTATCGTTGCGGCGATTCTTTACTTCATAAACTGCGCTTGGATCGCCTGGATCAATTGATGCGACCTGTTGCAACTGGCTACTTGGAACGCCTGTGTGTTTCATCTTTGGCAATCCAACGGCTGCATTAACTGCGGCAGGATCAAAGCCAACTTGAATAAGTTGAGCAGCGATTTCAGTTCGTAACTTCAAGCCAACATCTTTAGCATCGGCTGCATCAATGTTTTGCAGAGGAACTCTGTGTTGATCGCCTGCCTCACCTAATGGTGATAAATCCTCAACTGCACGAACATCATTTAAACTTAGGAAACCTTCACGCAAACCTTTTGTGTAGGCATCGTAGCGCTCAATGGTTGTTCCACGCAGAAGCGCATCAAGATTAAATTTAACAAAGCCATCTTTTTCAGGTAGCAATGATGAAAGTGCTTGCTCAATTCTTTCTAGCAATGGGCGAAGTGAGTGTTGTACAAATGAAAGGTTCTGCGCTTCAACGCTGGCAAAACTCATCGCACCTGCTACTGGGTGGCCAAGAAGTGAAATTGGAACTCGGAATAATCTAGCGATTTCCTCAAGTCCAAATCTGCGTGTATCTAACAACTGAGCATCTTGAGCATTTAGTGCAAGTGGTTTAAATTGTGCGCCACCTGTTAGCACGCCAATCTTTCCTGCACGATATGGGCCTGAGTGAGTGATATTCCAATCTCGGCCAATTGATGTTGCTTGCTCCTCTGTCATCTCACCAGGTACTTCAATAATGCCGCCTGGGTTTGCTGCATTTCCAAAATAAGATGCAGCGTAAGTATCGGCTGCCATAACTGCACCGATAGTAATTCTTGCTGCTTCAACTGGGCCTAAGCCGTAGAATGAACCAGGAAGTTTAAATAGTGGAATATGTAATAACTCATCTTGGGTAAGGGTCATTACTTTCTGGTTGTAATCTCTAGTGTAAACGCCGCCTGCTGGATCGTATTCTTTAATCGTTACTTCATAAACTAAAGGTTCGTTAGGGCTTTTTCTAAGGATTCTTACTGATTCAGGATTGATGCAATAAAGTTCAACAACATCACCCATATCATCACGAACTGTAAGTATGTAGGCATTTCCACGAAGGTTTAGAGAAGCAAGAACCTGCTCTAAGAATTCCATTCGAGTTGATTCTGCATTTGGCTTATTAATCCAGGCTGGAACATCGCCATAAACTGCGGCATAAGAAATTCGATTACGGCCTCTGCGAACATAGGCACCCATTGGCAATGATGAAATCGTATCGCCTAGCAAACGAACGCAAGCATAAACAGTACTCATTCGGATCGCAGTTTCAGATGAAACTACAACTCCTGCTGGAGAACTATAAGCAGGGCGACCTGGAACTAGCGGCTCAACAAATTGATTGCCTGATCGCTTTTCACCAGCCCTGCGCAACGCTCTTGATAAATTCATTAATTAGCCTTTTCTGTAATCCATATTAAAAAACTTCCAACCACGATTAATGCGGCTGGAACTGAAATAAGTGCTAAGCCTGTTGCAACGCAGGCAACCCCAACTACTTCAACAACTAAAGTAGCGTTTATTTTTTTCATTTTTGCCCCCTTTAAACTTGAATTGAAAAGTATTTACTAACAGGCGCTTTAGGTTCAGGCGGCTGGGTGGCTCGGTCATAACCAAAGATTGAGGCAACAGCCGCATCGACCTTTCGACGGCTAGAAGCCTTGGCTACCATTACTCCTCTTGAGGATTGTTTGGTAACGCAGTTTGTGATGTGGCGGGCCAAGCGTTCATCACCATCGTGAGTAAACGATCCATTAACAACGGCTTCGTAAAACTTTTGTGTTGCTGGCACCATTCGTTCCGCTGAGTTTGGATAACTAACAACTGGTAAGCCGTTCTCATCAAGCACCATGAAGGTTCGTTGCCATCTTGCTGGATCGAATACAACTTCTCTAACTTGGAATCTGGAATCTCGGTAAACATCTATTATTGTTTTTTCAACTTCAGCAACTGGAACAAACCAACCTTGCTCTGCATCGTGTGGCTTCTCCCAAATTCCAACAACTTTTAAATGTGGTTTCTCTCCACCTAAGAACCAAGCAACTAAAGCAGTTGAATCATTTGAGAACGCTCCATCAAATGCTAGAACTACA